ATTCAGCAATTTTTTTTAACTCTTTAGCTGATAGAGTATTTAAATCATTTCACATAAGCTAGTTTTTAATAATTAAATACTAAGTACTCTATATTGTACAGCAATCTTTACATCAGAATCACCCGCTGTAGGATTACCAGTAGCAACATTTACTTCTAAGTTATCATTGATAGCAGCAGCAAGTTCAGCTTCTAATCCTCATACAGTTTGAACTGTATCAGCAGTAGCAGCTAATAATGAAGCAATATCTGCAGAAACTTTAGTAGTAGCAGTACCATAACTAAATTCTAGAGTAGTATTAGTTGCATAAGCAGCCGATACATATTCTACTGAAGCAGTAATTCTATCAACTAAGATATATTTGTCTGCTCATGGAGCAGCAATAACTTCTACAGGAGTTCCATTTAAAGTTAATACATCTGCAGTAGCAATAGTTACTTGAGCGACTCATGCAGTTTGTACGAATTGGCAAGAAGTAGTACTTCAAACATTTTCATAAGTAGCAGAACTTCAAGAAGCAACATCTGTTTCTATATATGTACAACCTTTAGCATATCAAGAACCACCATCAGTAATTGTAACAGTACCAGAAGCTCTAAGAAGATTCCCAGAGCTATCTTTTTCAAGAACTGTTATAGATTGACTATTGATAGTTTCAACTGCTCAGATTGTTTTTGTAAAAGGCACAGTTTGAGCTACACCTTTTTTCTTTCTAAAATAATCTAACATTTTTTCTTATTAATTAAGAATTAAAACTATACAGTATCTTTAATTAAGTACATACAAGTAACATCAACGATTTTTTGATCGTATTTATCACTTATTCTAACAAATCTACCTTCTCTATCAGCATCGTAAGGTAATACTTTAATTTGTTTATTTTTACCTTTTTTAGCATAAGTAAACCCGAATGCTCTAGATTTTAATCTAGGTTTTGTTTCAGTATATGAAATCCAGAAATTATCAGCCCATATATCAGCTAAAGCATCAGTACCACCTTCAACACCTGAATTATATTGAGCATCTCAAACATTAATTTTCTTAATTCATGGGAAAGCTCTTTGTAAAGCAGCAATAACTAATTCAGGAGTAACAACTTTATCAGCAGTAGTAGTAATTCTAGCGATTAAATCAGGATGATTCATAAGAGTCATCATAGTAGCATACCCCATAGTAAATGTATTAGGTTTTTTACCTGAAGCAGTTCTTACAGTTTCAAGACCAGTTTTGATATCATCAAAAGGATCTGAATTATCGTAATCACTCCATTTATCAGTACCTGTTAAGGTAACATTTTGAGTAATTACAGCAGTACTAGATATTACATCAGATAATGCTTTTTCTCTGATAATTAAAATTCTATCAGTTAAATTTTCAGTAGCATCCATTTGAGGTTGAATAGGTTTATCAGCATTATCAACTTCTTCATCTGATACAAATTCTTTAAGAGCATGATCTTCAAGAATATAATGATCTCAGATAGAAACAGTATGATTTATTTCATTTGCTTTAGAACCTTGAGATCTAATAGCCTCTACAACTCTTAAATTATCCATACCGTAAGTAGCAATTTGAGCTGTATCTTTTTGTACTGAAATAACTGGCATTAGTTCATCAGCGATATAGTTATCATTTCTATATCCTAGTGATATATTAGTCAATAAAGGACTAACATATGTATTTGATTTATTAATCATCTTTTAATTAAATTAAATATATAAAATTATCCCGCAAAAGTACCTGGTCTTATCGCAACAGCAGCAACTTGGTCTGAAGCAGTTGTAGTTTCTAATAATACACCAATTACTTCTTGAGTATCTGTAGTTGTTACTAATCATTTACCTGCAGTAGTACCAGTTATATAACCACCTTTAGTAGAAGCACTTGCAATTACTAATTTAGCAATACCATCCATTACTACTCATACTGAATCATCAGCATTAGCAGTAGCAGATTCATTTGATATACCAATCATTGGTTCACTTGTTGAAGTATTTTGTATTACTTCATCAGCACTAGTTCAAAATGTAACTAGTCTATATGGACTTACTGCAGTTTCTTGTTTAAAAGTAGCAATAGTAGGTCAATTCATTACTTTAGTCATCTTTTTTTAAATTAAAAAATTAATATAATTTTGCTTCAAGATCTGGATTTTGTTCTAGAACTTTAGCAGTAGCTTCAGATAAAGAAATTTTATCTTCTTTTTTCATTTTTTCAGCTAATTCATTTACTTTTTCAGCAGCTTCTACAGCTCCTTTTTCTTCATCACCACCTTTATCTTCACCTTCTCAAGCACCACCTTCTTCATTGAAGTTAGCAGAAGTAATAATTTCTTGATGTAAAGCAAAATAAGCAGTAGCTTGTTCCGTAGAAAGAGTTTTAACAAATTCTGAAACTTTATCCATTTCACCACCTTTGAAACCAATTTTATTATCTTCAGATAAAGCAAGAGCTTTTACACCTTCAGATAAGAAAGCTTCGTGTTTTTCAGCATTTATAGCGTCTAATTTTTCAGAAAGCTCTTTATTTTTACTAGCTTGTTCAGCTAAAGCAGTTGTTCAAGCTAATTTTACATCAGCTAATTCTTTAGCATGACTTTCTTGCATTTCTTTTAGTTCTTTATCCATTTTATTAGGATTAGAAAATAAATTATTTTTGCCATCCTTTGCTCACTTTTCACTAAGAATAGGAGCCATATCTTTAATAACTGGCATATTAGTTAGAGCAAGTGCTCTAATAACATTATTAAAGATTTTTTTAGATTCGTCAACAAATTTTTCAAATTTATGTTGTATTTGTAAACTAAAATATCTAATCTTCCCCGTCTTTACCATATCTTCACCCTCAGGAGTAAATTTATATAAGTTCGCAAATAAACTAAATTGTCAATCCATTCTGGTACTTTCTTTTACTTCCATAGATCCAGGAGATATCCACGCATATGCAATATGCTCAGGATCATGATTTAGATCTACAGGTATTTCAGTGCCAACAATGTCCGAATTAAAGTTTGTTGCCATTTCAAGTAAGTCCTCTTTAGAGAACTCAAAATTTCAATACCTACTGTCAGTCTGCTTTGCAGTTGTCAGTAACTCAAATTGTTTATTTAATACATCCTCTCATTCAGCTAGGATTATTTCAGTAAATGCAATATCATTTTCACTCATATATTTTTCAGCCTTTTTTACTGCTTCGTTTATCATAGTATTTAGTTCATCTTCTGAACTACTTTCTATTGTTGCCTTAACAGTAGCATCTAATATATTCCTTTCTAGCTCGTATATAACTGATCATAGACTAGCAGGGTCTAAACCCATACTATCTAATATATCAATTATCTTTTTAGCTAATTCAGAAGATATATCATTATCTTCTGAAAATTTTAAGTAATCTAACATAATATTAAATTAAAATATAAATTATTTATTAATCCTATCAGCCTCTTCTTTTAATTTAGCTCTTTGTTCTTTAGCTATCTGTTCTTCTTCAGAAAGCTTATTACTTTCTATAGGATAATAATACTCAAAACTTCCGTGATGTAAACCTAAACCACTTACAGCTTCTGCAGTTTTACCTTTTGTGTCTTTATTAACTAACTCATTAATTCCTGCAGCAGTAAGTATAGTATATAGAATACTAAAAGTTTTTCAACTCGGTCTTTGTACTACATTACTAATTTTATTAGCGGGTACGACTGTTTTAAAGAACGTAAATCATTCATTAACACTTACATCATAAATAATATTTTTATAAGCAGCTCTTGGATGGGTAACAAAAGATAATCTTAAAACATTCTTATTAAAAGTAGTATTTTTAGCAGTTTTAATAGCTAAATCTTTCATTGCTTCACTTCAGAAGTTTAATACTATATCCTCTTTCATCCTTCTAGGTTCATTAAATAGAACCCCTTGCATATTACTAGTATATCATTTAATAAAAGAATCAAATCTTGCCATTGCATTAGTAGCTAATAATTTCTCATTATCTTCTAAAGTTTCTCTAGATTTACTAAGAGCTTCATCAAATATTTCATCTTGTAATGGAGAATCTATTAATTGTTTTTCTAATTTCTTAGTAATTTTATCAATCTTTTTTTCTCATGCTTTTACTTTCGATCCATTATATTTTAATACAACTACTCAATCTTTTCTTTCAGTGTCAGCACTTTCATAGATTTCTACTAAAGCATCTTGATATTCTTTTTCAGAAGCTTTTACTATATTTTCAGCTTCAGTATATTTTCTTTCAAGAAATTTTTCAAATTCTGTTATATTTTTAGTAAAGACTTTTTCTCTTTTAGTTGGAGTCTTTTTTTTTTCTTCAGCTAGAGTGTATCATCCTTTTTCTCCACTAGGAGAGTATATAATTCATTCAGTAGGCACATTAGCCATTTGTATATCCTGAGTGTAATTTACAGATCTTCATTTTTTTAGATAAGCTATTGTAATATGTGGTTTGTAATCATCATAAGCATTTCTATTATCTAATTCTCTTAATTTCTCATTAGTTTCAGTTAGGAATTTATTTGGTTCAACTTCTGCAACTAATACTTCATAATCATCTTGCTCAAAAACCATTAATCATTTTATATTTATAGTTTCTCATTGATAATTAATTTTTTCCTTAACTTCATCTCTAGATACTTTTTCAGATAATGAGTATAATAATGTAATATGAAGATCTTCTTCTTTTCCTCCTCAATTCCATACTTCATTAGAATAATGTAAATCTATATCTTCAATTTCAATAACATCTAATAAGTTATTATTAACTTGAAGCATTACAGCTCAACTATATTCATCTAATCCATCTTCTTCAGACATTTTTTTATCTTTTTCAGACTTTTTAACATCTTCTTTACTAGTTTTTAACAATTCTTCTGCTTTTTTATCTTCTTTTATTTCATTTTCTTCTCTTTCTTTTTCTAATTCATTAATTTGCTTGTTTGTCAATCTAGGCAATTTAACTATATCTCTTATTGCTTGTCTATCATCTATAGTTATATCTAATAATCAAGCAGCATTTAAGTCTTTTATAGCCCCTGTAATCTCATCTAAAGATATTGTACCTATATCTGAAACGGTTAGTTTAGGATAATCTTTTACATTACTGTAATTCATATCTACTAATTCCTGAATATGATCATTCATATTTTCAGTATAAGATTCTGCTAATCCTTGTAATCATCTTAAGAAAAAAGAACTTTGGTCTTTACTTAAAGCATTACTTCAACCGTCTCAAGTAGTTAAATTTAAGAATCAAGCTAATATTGCGTCATATATTTTCATATCATGATGATCTATTATAGCTTTAGTGACATCTTTAACACCTGAACCTTCAGGAGTCATTATTTTCATTTCTTCTACATCATCCCCAATTATTCAATAACTTTGTTCGTTACTTCTAATATTTTTTAATAATTCTTTTAATTTCTTCTTAGATGCAGCCGACATAGATCACTTAACTTTTGCGATAGGTATTCATACCCCATATCTTTCAGAAGATATACTAGATACCTTATAAGCTAAATCCTTATAGAAATAATGTTTATAAGCGGTTCTTAATAAAGATACTCATTCATAATTATTTCACTCTCTATCATTTGTAAATAGAATTATCTTTTCCCAAGGTATTGTTAGAGTAGATTTTGATTCTTTTCTTGTACCATCTTCTTCATCAGTTGAAAATACTTGCTGAGTTACTCAAGCAGGGTGTCAATCTACCCATTTTTTTCACGAAATACCCCAAATATCATGAGCTTTAGGTAAACGAGGAGCTAATTCCTTCCATTCAATCATTCAATCTACTACTTTATAGTTCTTTTCAAAGTAATAAAAACCAAAATCTAAAAAACCTAAAGACTCTTTTAAAAAATCTTTAAATTTAATGTTTTCAAATAGATTCTTTTTCACAAAATCAGCTATTTCTATGTCTGTTTTTTCTTCTCATGCTGCTTGTATTTGCCATTTAGCAGAAGTTAAAGGAGTCTTAATAGCCTTTAAAATTGCTCACGTTGTAGCATCTGATTTTCTCATTTCATCATAGACTCTAACTGATTCAGGAAATTGTAAATCACTATTATATTCTTCAAATATCATTCATGAAGATATTTCTGTTCATGAAGTACCATGTTCTGTAAGAGCAGCCGTTTTCTCTTCTTTTTTAAGTATATCAGATAACCACATATTTTTTCTTGATTATTAATAATTTAATATAAATGTATTCTTTTTTCGGATAAAAGCAATAATATTTTTCATTAAAAACTTTTACGCATTATATTACCTCAAACTGTACCTTCTTCATCATCCTCTTCATCTCAATCTATATGATATCATCAATCAACCATAGTACATCAGTAATAAGCTAAAGCCAAAGCATCAGCGAAATCAGGAGAATCTAATCACTCCTTTTTCATATCTTTCTTAGATTTAATAAAGATTTTTCAATTACTTGTATAATCATATTTTATATGAGATATGTCTTTTATTAATCTAGAAATATCATAAATCTTAATATCTCAATTTATAAAAGCTCTTCTTAAATTCCAAAATATCTCAGCTTTAATATCTCTAAAGGTTTCTTTATCACTTGGACTTGAAGCATTATTTACTGGTATAACATTATATCATAGCTCATTGAGTCTATCCGTAACACCTCAACCCACTCAGGTATCATCTACTACAAAGTACTCAAACTCTTTCTTATATCAAAGGGTATTGAATAATGCTATAGCTTTTCATACAGTTACCATAGTATCTTTTCACTTATACCATTCTATATTTTCGTGCATTTTTCAATGATCCATTCAAATTAATACAGTAGTATCAGATCAGAATCTAGCGACATCAATTCAAATACATCTATTTCTAGGTCTTAATTTCCATTCTTGTTCTTCCCATTCTTTTTGTAAAGATTTCTCTATATGAGATAATCTAATAAGTGTATCTTCTCATTCTTCAGGAAATATAGCAAGTACTCTTGATTGAAATATAGGACTATCTTCTCCCCAATCAATCATTCTATCAAATACCCATAGAGGTGTAACTAATTCAGGATAAACTAATTCTATATTTAATAAATCTTCTCTTTTATATTTTTTAAGATCATCTATATTTTTTATATCATTATATGTAAAATTTGGAGTATCGAAGCAAGATATACTTATTTTATTATATAATTCTGACTTATGACTATCATAGAATCATCCTGAAGCTTGAGTAGGATTTCAAATATATAATAATCTAGTACCTTGAGAGGTCATAAGAGCCTCTATAACTTTTAATGTACTATCTTTAACTCAACCTGCTTCATCTACTATTACAAGTAAATTCTTAGCATGAAACCCTTGAAAATTATCTTCTTTATCACTTGACAATCATAGAGCATACCGTTTTTCATCTATTTCATATTTTACCTTAAGCATATTTCATCCTAGAGGGATTTTAGAGTTTTTAGTTGCTTGTCTCATTTCTCTCCATAAGATATTCTCTACCTGTCTAAATGTTGGAGCTGTAGTAATAACTATACTATCCTCATAAGCTAAAAGAAAAGCTGAAGCTATTCTTGAAGCGATATAAGTCTTTCATATACCATGACATGATTTAACAGTAGTCCTTTGATTATTAAAAGTTGATAC